TGGAAATTCCTGAGTTAGGCTACAACTACACTTTTACTCGATCACTTGATTTTGGTTATGGACATAAGACTGCACTAATATACTTTGCTATCTCAAGCACTGGGGACGCTATCTATGCTTATGATGGTTTATATCAGTCAGGCTTAGTAGAAAGTCAAATAGCTGAAGTAGTTAAAGTTAAGGATGCCGGTAGAGTAATAACTAACCCTGTGGCTGATAGCGCCCAACCCATGTCAATAGAGCAATTAAGAGAATACGGGGTAAACTTTACACCTGTTGATAAGGGTCCGGATTCTGTTAAAAACGGAATAGTAAGGGTAGCTGAATTACTAAAGGTTAGAGCGGATACTGGTAAGCCTACACTAATGTTTAACAAGGACTTAACTTGGATAGCTGATGAGTTTGAACAATATAGGTGGATGGAGTCACAACAAAGTGGGGCAATAAAAGAAATTCCTTATAAGTACATGGATGATGCCATGGACGCCATACGCTACTTCGCTATGAGTTATAAAACACCTGCCACCAAACTACCTGTTTATAATTCCAAAAAATGGGCGTGGTAAAAAATGGGGTGAAGAAATACAAAACAAGAGGCTGGAGCAAATGGGGTGGTGGACGACTAATGATGATAAAGTCAAATCCTAATGTCTGGGTATGTCAGGCCTGTGGTGAAGAACAACCAAAAGGCTCTCCGGCATACCTTTTTCCTATTGGAGGTGAAGACTATATAAGGATTTGTTCAAATTGTGAGCACAAAGTTATCAGATTAAGGATAGTTTTGTTCACAAACCTTAAAAAAGTAGTCACAAAGGGCGGAATGTGGGTTGATAATTTGCAAAGCGTGCAATTAAAATAGATTATGACTAAAAAAGACACCTATTTGAAAGAAGTTTTGGCTCATTATGACCAATGGACGGATGATAGAGACATAAGAATGAATAGAAAGAACGGTTGGAATGATGTTACAAGTGCTTATTGGGGCAAATTACCCTCTGATTGGCCTTATAACACTAAGGTTGTAGATCCAAGGATAAGAACTTCAATTATTGAAAAGAACGCTAGGCTCTTGAACTCAAAACTAAGAGGTAGATTGGTACCAAGGGAGGGTGGGGATGTAATATCAGCCAAGATTAACAACGCTAAACTTGATTTTGATTGGGATAACGCCAACTATGGTGGGACAATGCTTTACAAATGGGGAATGATGGATCAGGACGCTAGGTTATATGCTAGTAAATTCGGATTAGTCTACTGGAGAACTGAATATGTAGACGGCAAACTTGTATTTGAAGGCAATGAATTTAAACCTTTAGATATTAGAAACTGTGGTATTGACCCAAGTTGTGATGGTATAAGGGATGCTAAATGGTTTCAGTGGCAAAGGTGGGAAAAGATTGAAGACTTAAAGGCTGCTAACAAGGACGGTTATCAAAAATATCCTGGACTTAAAGAATTAATTAGTACTATTGACAAAGGCGAGAGTTATGGACAAGATAGACGAGACACTTCGTATCAATCAAAAACATTATCCTTAAAAGGATTAGAAGATAGGGTAGGAGACGATGATAGTTATCCTGTAGTTGAAGTAGTAACTGAATATAGGTGCGACAAATGTATAACATTCTCACCAAAGCATTCTATTATTTTAGGGATTGAGGATAACAAATATAACCATAAAAAGATTCCTGTAGTACAACTTAAATACTATCCCCTTAACGACGACCCACTAGGTGAGAGTGAAGTAGAACCAGTCCTTCCACTTTGGAAAGCCATCAATGCTGTTCTCTGCTCTCACTTAGACGGGTTAGATTTACGCCAAAAACCACCAATAGGAATACTAGAAAACGGTGGACGGATGGAAACATACGTATATGGGCCTGAAGCACAATGGATTATGTCCTCTCCAAATGGGGTGTTTGAATTACCTGTAGGTAAGGGAACTGATAACTCATTTCAAGTTGATTACTCTGCTCTAGTAGCTGCATTCAATGCTGCTATGGGGGATTTATCACAAGGTGTAAGTGCACTAGATCCTTTTAACCCTGAAAAGACTGCTACTGAAGTTAAACAAAGTGCCAAACAACAAAACACTAGGGACCAAGCCAATCAAGTCAGACTAGCTGAAGCACTAGAAGACATGATGGGTATGTGGTTATCCAACAATAAACAATTCTTATTTGAAGACCCAACCAAGCAAGAATATGTTCTTAAAATATTAGGAGAGGAACAATATTCATTCTTTAAGGAAGCCGGACTAGATGGCATGGAAGTACCACCTGAAGCCGATGAAACTATCGCTGAGATTATAGTCAATGCTGAAGGCAACTTAAGTGATGAGGACATCTACAATATGCGCCAAGACGCTAGGATACCCAAATATCCTGTAGAAACACGCAAGGGTAAAAAGAAGTACATACAACCTAAAATGCGATTAGATGAGACTGGCGACCAAGCGGAGATTAGTATTACACCGGAGGATGTGTCGGGCAACTTTGATTACATAGCTGATGTCACCTCAATGGCGGCAGGTGCGAATGAAGAAGCACGAGCCTCACAAGATAGAATGCTTCAAACCTTACTCCAACCACAAGTCCAACAAATGTTAATGCAAGAAGGTGTTAAAATTAAATTCAAAGATTTATTAGTTAGTAATTTTGAACACAATGGCTCTAAAGACGCAACAAGATTCTTCGAGACAACAGGCCAACCAACAGGTAGCCCAAATCCACAAGGCATTGGAGGAGCTCCAAGCGTTCCTACACCTAACCCAAATGCAGGAATGGAAGGACCACCTGCTCCCTTACCTGAGGGCAATGCTGGTAGTCAAATGGCTCCGCCCGTCGGACTACCCCAACAATAAAGCATTTATGGAAGCTTACAATGAGAAGTTGGCTGAGGTAAAAATTGCTGAAAAGTTCCTATCCCAATTTGACGCCACTAATATAGATGCCCAAATTAAGAATTTAAAACAACAACTTGTCAGACTCGGAGAATAAGCTACCACCTTTGCCTGATGAAGCCTTTGATGGAGAAAAGTATAGTGTTGAAGTCAAGACTAGTAAATGTAACCACGATGTTACCTTAAAGGATAATAAAATTATTTGTAAACAATGTGGGGCTATCTGGCAAGGTCCACAACTAGCAAGACTATATGAAGAATTTAGACAAAAAAGTAATTGATAGGCTAAAGGAACAAGCCAAAAGAGAGGCTGAATACAATAACAAGTTTATTGAAGCTAGGCGTGAAGTTAAAAAAAGGGAAGAAGCCAAACTAAGTCAATACCAAAAGTTTAAAAAGCAACAAGACAAGGAAAGAAAGGCCAATGAAATGTTAAGAGAGTTTCTGGAAAAGAAAGCATAGTTGAAAATAACCTATTAGTTTGTATATCCTTAAGTAAGGTGAGTCTGATGATGCTCGTCAGCATAAACAAAGTAGCATTTACCCATTTCACCATTAAAGGAGTTCTATGCCTGAAGAACAAAACGGTCAAGACAAGGAGCAGGATGTCCAAGAGGAAGTGACCACCTCAGAAACACCAGCAGAGGACGAACAGTCCGACGAGTTACCAGAAGATGCAAAGGAGCGAACCAAACGGGAGTTTGAGAAACTCAAAGCGCATAACAAGGAACTGGCAGACGAAGTTGAAAGACTTAAAAAGCCAAGTCAATCTGCGTTAGAGGGTCTGTATCCACAGACGGTACAAGCAGAGTACCCAAACCTTACTCAACAACAGGTTGATGACACAATCAAAAGCCTAGTTGATGAGAACGGATACCTCGACGAAGCACTTTTAAAAAATACTCTCAATAAGGCCAACCAATCGGTTGCCCAAGCACAAGCCGAAGCCCAAAGGGCTCGTCAAGAAGCTAGGCAGGCACTTATCCAAGTGAATAAGTTTGGACAGGACAGAGAAGTCCGCATTGCCCATAAACGCTTTCCACAAGTTGACCCAGAGAACGCCAAATATGACCCTGAATTTTTCAGGCTAGTAAGAAACGAACTCTTGGCCTCCATGTACGAAGGTAAAAAAATGGAATTTGTAGACGCTTGTCGTTCTGTTAAAAAAGTTTATTCACCTAAAAAAGACGAGACCGAGACTAAAGCCAAAGCGGTTGAAGAGTACAAAGAATCTGTCGCCTCAAAGAGTGCTTTGAACCCCACAGGCAGTTCTAGACCTGAGAGTCGTCCACATGATGACTTAATAGAAGGAACTAGAAGAGGAGACGCTGACGCTATCGCTGCACGATTAGCAAAACTAAGTTAATAATTTAATGGAGAAAAATGGCTTCAACAGATGTATCAGTTATCTCATACGACGATGGGTCTAGACGCGAGTCGCTTCTTTCTATCTTGCGGGATGTTAGTCCTAATACGGATAACTATTTTGTAAGCAATTTAAAGAAAGCCCCAAACGCTACCAACACATTGCACGAGTGGGTAACATTCAACACTGCAAGACCAACTTCTACCAACTTCGTTGCTGAAGGAGCTGCTGCATCATATAGCGTTCTTTCAATGCCTATTAGGACATCCAATGTCACTGCTATTATTAGCAGACCTGTAAGGGTTACCGGTACTGAAAGAGCTATCGCAATTGCTACCAATGAAGATCCCTATGTCTTCCAGAAATCAGAAGCAATCAAAATGCTTAAAGCTGATATGGAATACGCTATCGTCAATGGTGCAAGAGCATCTGGTGCTTCAGGTACTGCAAGAGGAATGACCGGTATTGATGGTTGTGTATCAACTAACTTTACCGCAAGAGCTTCAGGCACATCTTTTAGCGAAGTAGAATTCAACGACATCATGCAGAATTCATACGATGCAGTCGGGTCTATGTATATAGCCGACTTACTTGTATGTCCTATGGTGATTAAGCGAAGAATTTCTGGCTTCACGACTAATACTCGTAACATTGAAGCGAAAGAGAAAAGACTAACCTCAGAGGTCCAAGTCTATGACTCTCAAGTCGGAAAATCAGTAATGATTATCCCTCACAAAGATGTCAGAACCACAACCGGATCTTTGACCGTCTACGCTCTTCGCGAGGACACCTTTGCCATGTCATTCTTGACTGGCAGAGAACCACAATGGCAAGAGTTAGCCGAAGATGGTGATAGAAGTAATGGCCAATATCTAACCGAGTTTACCTTGGTATCGTACGCCGAGAGGGCAAGTGTCAAGCGAACAGGTTATGCAGGAACTTTGTAGATATAAGTTAAAAATCTACCTAATACTCCCCCCATTAGTTGGGGGGGGTATTTTGTTGACTTATAAAAAGGACTGGTTATAATTATTCGTGGGAGCAAAACCAAAAAATAAATGCCTTCATTGTGAATTGCCAGTTTACGCTAAACACCTTTGTCGTCGGCATTACAAAAAAATGCTAGCCATTAAGAATGGAACATACAAGAGAGATTATGCTAAGAGAAAACAAGACAAGGGGTTTATGGAAAGAAAAAGAATGATGGATCAAATATATCGGGAAAAAAAGAAACTTGGATTAGACACCTTTAGAAAAACAGACGACAATGCTCCTGTAAATCAAGATTGGAGAAAATATTTTAATTCTTGGATGAAAAGTTCGGAGCAATATAAAAGAAAGGGGATAAAAACAAGCCAAAAGTATTATAGATATAGACTTGAAGCAATAGATCATTATTCTGGTGGTAGAAACTGTTGTGCTAGGTGCGGACTTGATGATGTTAGGGTTTTGGACTTTGACCATGTAAATAACGACGGAGCAGAGCAACGCAGGGAAATGGGAAACAACCTCGTATATTGGATGAAGAAGAATAATTTTCCACAAGGATTTCAGGTTTTGTGTCGTAATTGTAATTGGTTAAAAGAATTAGAGAAAAGGGAGAAGGTAAACAAAAACAAGTGGAATTAGTTTTTGCTATACTATGCTATGGACATATCACTACCCAAAGAGGTAGGGTTAAGAATCAAATGGGCAAGAAGGGTAGTTGATTGGCTAGAAGGAAGATTTGAGATGTGGGGGAAGCCGGACTTTGATGTTAAATCAGCAATATTTTGGGAGATGATGTTTGATATTATTAAAGTGTGGCAGAACTTATACCCCAAAGAGTTAGATGATTGGCAACATAATAGAAAAATAGATTTATCAAGTGAAAAATCATTAAGTGAACTTGTTAAAGGTGGACTTAAAAAGTCAGTAGGTTATCCCCAACACTTATATCAGATAATGAGGTTGTATTGGCCTAAGGGTAAGTTTTCTAGCCATGAGTTTGCCAGACAATTTGGTGAAAGGTTTCCAATGTTTAGAAATTCAAACTACTCATGAAAATAGCACTTGCAATGATTTGCAAAGATGATAGCGAGGTTAAGATATTAAAACGCTGTCTGGATTCCATTCAAAACTATGTGGATGGAGTTTACTTAACAGTTACCCGTCCTAACCAACCTGAGATTGCCAAGTTGGCCAAGGAAAGAAATTTAGTTTTATCAGAGTATAAGTGGGATTATGACAGTAAAGAGGCATGGAAGAACTGGGATTTTAGCAAAGCAAGGAATTTTAACTGGGCGCAAGTACCTAAAGGTTATGATTGGATATTTTGGCTTGATAGTGACGACATATTTGTAGGAGCTGAGTATCTAAGAGATATTGCCCAGACAGCCCTTGATGCCGGCAAAGACGAGGTTTTCTTTTCTTATTGGTATGGGTGTACATTCAAGGATGATAACCCTTCACTTGAAAACCTGATTACGGTAGACCTAGAGCACCTAAGAGAGCGCCTAATAAAACCAGGCAAGACTATTTGGAAAGGACAACTACATGAAACACCAGTGCCTTTAGGAAAGATTGAGGCAACTTATATCAACTACACCAAAGACTTACCAATTGCAGTCATGCATGGACTAACAGACAAACAAAACTTTGCTAGATTGGAGCGCAATAGGATTATTTTAGAGCGACAACTTGAGGAGGAGGGTGCGGACAAAGATCCAAGAACATTACTTTACTTAATGAAGATTTATGCTGAACTTGAGGGGGATTACCTAGACAAAGTATTAGAGTATGGCAAGATTTATGTAAAAAAGTCAGGTTGGGACCAAGAGAGAGGACAGGCATGGGAGATTATGGGCAATGTTTATGGCAAGAGAGGCGACCAGAAACAGGCTATTAAGTGTTATATGAACGGAATAAGAGAATGGCCACACCAACCAATGACATATTTACGACTAGCTCAAGCATTTTTTAACGCTAAAAGGTATCGTGATTGTAAATTTTGGTTAGAGATAGGTATGAGCCTGGATATCAGCAACAAAACCACCTCAATGGTTAATTATGAGGCTATGAAGGTCATTAGTAGTGAGTTATTACTTAAACTTGCTTATCAAGTGGAAAAAGATACTAAGAAAGCCCTTGAAGCAGCTAAGTTACTACAAAGTGTCCATCCAACACCGGAACATCAAGGAAGTGTTGAATATCTAGAAAGTGTTAATGCCCTAAATGACGCTTGTATGCATACCGATAAGTTATGCGAATACTTAGAAAGCATAGGAGATACTGATGGAGTACCCTTGTTGTTGGATTCTTTGCCAGTAGCCATATCCTCACAACCATTTGCAGTTAAGGCACGACAAAGAAATATCAGGCCAAAAAGATGGGCTAAAAACGAGATATGTTATTTTGCCAACTTTGGCAATCCTCACTTTGAAAAGTGGGATGGAAATTCACTTAAAAAGGGAATAGGTGGAAGTGAGACAGCCGTAATCAGGCTATCAGAGGAATGGGTTAAGAAGGGTTATAAGGTAGCGGTCTATGGCGACCCTGAAAAGCCTTGTGTCATAAATGGGGTAGCTTACTTGCCTTGGTATTGGTTTAACCCAAGGGATAAGTTTAATATCTTTATATCTTGGAGGACATGGGGAATGGCTAAAAATGTTAAATGTAAAAAATTCTTAGTAGATATGCACGATGTCTTTGCCGGTAGTGATATAGAGGATAAGTTTATTAAAAAAATAGACAGGATAATGGTTAAATCAAACTTCCATAGGGAGTTGGCACCAAATATTCCTGATTACAAGTTTAATGTAATATCCAATGGCATCTAGACAACATAAAATATTCTGGGGTTCAAGCTATGACAGGGGCTTAAACCATTTGCTTAAAATGTGGCCGGCAATACTTGAAAAATATCCTGACGCCACCCTAGATATATGTTATGGTTGGGGGCTTTTTGCTACTAGATATGCCAACAACCCTGAAAGAATGACTTGGATGGATAATGTCAACAAACTAATGAAGCAAAAGGGAATAACTCACCATGGCAGGATTGGCAAAGAGGAGCTAAACGACATTACCAAAAAGTGTGGTATTTGGGCATACCCAACTGACTTTGACGAGATAAATTGTATAACAGCCCTAAACTGCCAAGCACTAGGGTGTGTACCTTGTGTCATAAACAAAGCCGCTCTAAAAGAAACGGTTGGTTCAGGTGTGAAGGTAGAGGGTGATGTCTACGATCCTGAGACACGCGAAGAGTATCTAACTAGACTTTTAAATCTAATGGGTGATGAGAAGTTGTGGAAGGCAGAGCAACTTAAAGGAATTGAATTTGCCAAAAATTATCTGTGGGAGCAGATTGCAGACAAATGGATACAAGAGTTTACGGCACACTAATTTGCCAAGACGGCGCTTTTGACATACTTAGGTGTGTGGAGTCAGTTGCCCCTTATGTAGATGAGTTTTTAATTATGGATGGTGGCTCACGAGACGGCACTTGGGAATGGTTACAAAAATACAAGGATGTTTACCACTTAACTTTATATCAACACGACTATGATGACCAAGGAGCCCAAAGAAACAGACTATTGGCCAAAGTTCCCAAAAATGTCTGGTGTTTAAACATAGACCAAGACGAACAAGTCTTATGTAAGGGGTTAAGGGAGTTTTTAAATAGAGTCAGTCCTGATTTAATAGCCGGTAAAGATAGAGACTTGCCCCTAACACTACGCTTCCCTTGTATTAACTTAATAGACGACACAATGCACTACGATGACAATAGGGTATCAACCTTTGCCACTAAATTCTTTTTAAATGATAGAAATGTCCACTTTACCCCTGGCTATCACATGTCTATTTGTTATTTTGAGACTGAACAAAACACCAACTCTATTCCTGTTCCAGGTGACTGGGTTATCAAACACTACGCCTATCTTGATAACGAAAGGATACAAAATTCAGTCAACAACCCTAAGCGTTATTATCTGCCTGAGGAGTGGGACCGCAAGAGTTGGAATGTTAAAAGTTTACCCGACAAATGGATGTAGTCTTTGTATATGAATCACGCCACCCAATAGAGGTAAAAGATGGGCTTACGACTTCACTAGAGGCTCTAAAAGACACTTTTAATATAAGTAAGGTAAATATTGCCACCCAAGAGCCTTCATTTAAAAAAGATGATTTTATTTTAGGCTGGGGAGCATTTGGAAGTGAGGTTGATAGACTGGTGCGCCAATATCCTAACAAAAAAGGATTATGTATAGGTGGGTGTAGCCAACCTTATGATACTTTGGACTATGATGTCTTATTTTATGAGACAAAATGGTTTAGGGATAAGATAAAGTTTCACCCAAATATAATTCACGCTTTTGGAGTTGACACCAGTGTCTACTATGATATGAATGTGGATAGGGATGTGGATTACTTGGGGGTGGGAGCGTATGCACTATGGAAAAGGTGGGATAAGTTTGTCGGATTAAAAGGTAAAAGAAGAGTTATTGGTGAGTTTCAACGCGGTAACCCTGAAGAGTCACAACAAATTTGGGATATGTTGGAAAGTGATGGGGTGGTGTGTAAAGACATGGTAAAAGCCCAAACACTTAATTGTGAGTACAACAGAGCCAAAACAGTCTATATACCGGCAACTATAATGGGTGGGGGTGAACGAGCTATCCTGGAGGCCAGAAGTTGTGGATGCAAAGTAAAGATTGAGGACGACAATTTAAAACTAAAAGAGTTACTAACTTCACCTATTTACGATGTTAAATATTATACTAGTCAATTAAGAGATGGACTACAAAGCTACTTATAAATTACTAGATGAGTCGAGGCCAATAACAGAGTTTGACGTCTCGTTTAGACTGGAAGACGCGCGAGAATTAAGCAAAGGATTGGATTTACTACCAAAGAACCCTATTGGGTTGACAATTGGTTCTCATTTAGGGGCTTCTGATTTCTTTATTTGTACATATAGGCCTGATTTAACCATGTATTCTTTAGATTGCAATCCAAGACCAAAATGGATATTAAATATGACAGGACTTAACGCCATTCCTTTACGTGGAATGTCAGATACTTATCCTTGGGATAAAGAGATTGATTTACTTTTTGTAGATGGGGACCATTCTTATACTTGGTGTAAACATGATTTGGAACGATTTATTCCCTTTGTTAAAGAAGGGGGAATTATTGCCGGACATGATTACGATATAGAAAGCGCCAGACAAGCAATAGACGAAGTTTGTAAACCTTATAAAAAAATAACCGCCAACCATTCATTTGTTTATCAAAAAGTATGGCGAAATTAATTCTAGTAATTCCTACATATACTAAAGATGATAAGTTAGAAAAGATGGCTTATGACTTTGCTACTACTTATAAACAGCAGGGGGCAAATATTATAATCTGTGAAGATGGGCAACTTAAATCTAAGTGGTTGATGGATTTGGCAGATGTTTATATTTATAACAAAGAGAATGTGGGGTTTACCAAGAATGTTAATCGGGGGTGGAAATATGCTTTGGCTAATGGGGCAGATTATGTGGGTATAGTCAATTCTGATACTTATTGGCTATCGGGTAAATTAGATGATTTATGTGTTCCTGATACGGTTACTTCACCTATACTTGAAAACCAAACCTTTGGCAATAAACAATTAAGAGGTTCATTTTTTGTCGTTCCTAAAACTGTTTCGGGCAGAATAGGATTTTTAGACGAGAGTATGAAAACTTATTTCAGTGACCAAGATTATGCCGACAAAACTATTCATTTTTTTAAAGAGATAGAATCTGTTAGAGTTTATCACTTGTGTGCCGAGTCAATGAAATTATACGACAAAAGAAAAGAAGATGACCAAAAGGATAAGGATGTCTATGTAGGAATACATAAATTGTGATAATTTAAAAATATCATGGAACAAAAAATGTTCTTTGTAGACAATAGATTAAAAATTAGGTTTAATATTTATAGCACATGCAAACAGTAGCCCCCACTTATAAAAACAAGATATGTGTTATCACACCAACGATTAGGCCGGAAGGGATACCATTAGTTCAAAAAGCCCTTGATAAACAAACCTTTACCGACTTTGACTGGTTAATAGGCTCACCTTTTGACCCTAAAAACTGGGCTACTTGGGTTAAGGATAAGCACAAGGGAGGGCTTTATACTCTAAATAGGGTTTATAACGATTTGTTTAGAGCTTCTAAGTGTGAACTGATAGTAAGTTGGCAAGACTTTACTTACGCTGGACCTGATACCTTAAAAAGGTTTTGGAGCCATTATAAGTATGAACCCAAAATGATAGTAAGCGCCTTAGGACATAAGTATAGTGACGAGACTTGGAGAGAGAGGACTTGGGAGGATTTAAGAAAGCCAGGGCTATGTGGGCCTAACTATGTAGAGTGGAATTTGTGTGCTATTCCCCTAAAAGGAATTGTAGAGGCTGGGGGGTTTGACGAAAAGCAAGATTGGCTATATTACGGCATGGGGGAGTATCAGCTAGACCATAGGTTGGCGGAAATGGGACATACATTTTATTGTGATGCTAAGATTGAAAGTTTTTCCCTAGGACATGGCAGAGTGCCAGATTGGGATGAGAAAAATGGTATGGGAAGTGGAAGGGGTGAGCCTTACATGAAAAGAGTGGCTGATTTAAAAAGTAGAAATATGTGGCCGGTTATAGGTAAACTATAGTATGCCATTTAAATCAACTAAACAAAGAAAGTGGATGTATGCCAATAAACCAAAGTTAGCCAAAAAGTGGACTAAAAAATATGGTTCTAAAATTAGGAGAAAAAAATGACAATAAATGATAGTGACACAAGTAGAGTTGAAGAATGGTACGAACACACAAGTAAGACGGCATAGTTGTAAATAAGTGATAAGGTTATTTAAACTAAAGTATGACACTACAAGAAATCCTTATATCCGCCAATGCTTATACTGATTTAGAGGCAACTTTACCAACAGGCACAGAGCTTACTACTAGGGCAGAATTTGCCAAACAAGCAGTATTAGAATGGGCAAACGCTTATCAATGGCCGGAATTGTCTAAAAAATATGAAGTATTGGCAACTTCGGCTACATTATCACTTCCATCAGACTTTGCGGAGTTTGAATCAGCACCACAATTACTAGAAAACAATACTTGGTATGAGTATCCAGTGGTTAAGTTCAAAGACACCTATGGAATGGGTGATAATGATAGATATTGTTACTTAATGGGTGACAAAACAAGTGGTTTTACGGCGGTTTTTAATTATCTAACCTCAACGGCTACTTTATCTATAAGTTATCAAGCACAACCCTCACTAATGGCTACCTTGGCAGATACTTGTGTAGTACCGGATTCAGAATTTGTCAAAACTAAGATTATAAGTTATGTGCTTCAATCAAGGTCAGACGATAGGTTTCCAACAGTTAATGCAGAAGCCAACAGGTTACTGCAAAACATGATTGGGAGAAGTATGGTGCCACATGGGCAGATAAATCGTATGCCAAGAAATAGCACTTTTAGGCTTGAATAACAGGAGGGCAACATACCAATCATAGATACAAGAGTACCTAAATACAAAAAAGCCAAAGATATTCAAATAGAGTGGGATACTTGGCGGGGTGGGTATAATTCACTACTAAGACCAACAGAGTTAAAAGAGACAGAGTATGTAACAGGGGATAACATAATGCTTAAAGGTTCAGGGGTAGTCACAGGCAGGTGGGGCTCGTCTAAGTTTTGGTTAGCCAAAGAAGGGGCGGGAATAAAAGGATTGGGGCTGTACGCCACAGGGGGTTCACTAAGCGAATTATTAGCAGTATCGGGTGGGATTGTAAGTAAGGCAAACAACGCTTCTTATTCAATAATTGAGGGCGGTTCTTATCCTACTACCAGTGTGGTTAGGATGGAGCAATTGGGTGGAAATACATACCTAGTATCTAAGAACACCCCAATGTCTTATTACGACGGTACTGATTTAACAGTTTTTGCTACCATATCAGCACCAACAGGAGTTTATGCAACTAACTTTAGTGGTGCCACCGGCCCTAATGTTCAGTCTTATAAAATTGTAGCTACAGCTAATTCAGGTGGAAGTACCAACGCACCTACTAATTATGTAATAGATTCCCTACCTTATGATTTACTTACCACCCAAATTCATGTCTTTTGGACGGGGGTAAGTGCAGCAGCTTCAGTTGTAACTGGATACGAGATTTATAGGGGAACACCAGGAGATGAATCATTTTTGGCAGCAGTTGGCCCTTCAATAACAAAATATATAGATAGTGGCGATCCTGAATCACAAACTGTATTAGTCCCCCTTACTAACACTACGGGTGGAGTAAATAGCGACATGATAACCAAAGTGGGTGACAGATTAGTAACAGTAGACAAAGCCAATCCTAGTATTCTTTTAATATCGGGTAGATTCCCATATCAAGGTAGGTTTGATTGGTTAAGTGGTGGAGGAAGTGTGGCAATAGATCCTGACTCAGGTGACTACATTACAGCAGTCAAACCCCATGTGGGTAATACCAGTGATGGATTAGGAAGAGTGTTAGTGTGGAAAAACCATTCTTGTTATGTGGTAACTATTGACACGGTAGCACTTGGTAATTATGTAATTTTAGACCCACAAGTACAGCCAATATCTACCCTAGTGGGTGCATGTAACCCTGATGTAGTCCAAACAGTTGAAAATGATGTTTTTTACTTTGGCAGAAAAGGTATTTATGTGGTGGGGTATGAGCCAAACTTTCTAAACCTTATAAGAACCAATGAGGTATCGGCTCGTATTCGTCCTTATTTAGATGGACTTAACGCCATAGATTATGAAAATGTGTGTGCTATGTATGTGGATAATAAATACATACTAAGTTTCCCTGATAGAAAAGAAATGATAGTTTACGATAGGGAGCGAGGTGCATTTTTAGGGATATGGAAATTGCCTTTTGGAATATCCAAAATGCAGAAGTATGTAGACGAGACTGGAACTGAAAGGTGGGTGCTGGGCAGAAGTGATAGCTCACAAATATATGTCTTTGAAGAAAGTCTTAATTCAGACGATGGTACGGCCATTCAGAAAATATTTAAGTCCAAAAAAGAAGATATGGGAGCGTGGTCACTACTAAAGATGGTCAAACTAATTTACATGATGTTTAGAAACGTTACCGGGCAAATGACAGTCAACATATCACTTGAAGATAGGAACGGAACTGTTAGCACTGTTAAGACATTTACAGTAAATGGGGCAGCCATTGCTGGAACTTCAGGCTGGGGTACAGATATGTATGGTACGGCAGAATGGGGTGACACTGGTGGAACGATAGTAGTATCGCTTGACGAGATACCTAGATGGACACAATTGTACAAAGCTGGTAGGTTATTACAATTTGAAGTTGTAACCACAAGCGCTAACTCAAACTTTGAGTTGTTAAATATTAGGATAACGGCCGGAGTATTTGGAGAAGGCCAACTAAGTAATACTCAAAGGGTGTAGCACTTGCAATTAATTTAAATGTTTAACTAAACTTAAATATATGGCAGTAACAGCATACAATCAAAGCATAAATCCTTACAACTGGACAACAGATCCAGTAGCAATCGGTCCAGTACCTACACCAATGCCACCACAAGGCGTTGTTTATACACCACAATATTCTGGTGGACAAGTTTTTGGTGTTAAAGCACCCCCCGCTTACACTAGTACACCAAAGGGACAACAAGCCGTCAGGACAATGGAGACCAGTTCGGGAACGTCAAGTGTCACTAGAGATAATTTAATGTCAATGTATCCAGGTTATGTAGGCTGGAATCTCGATGCCGCTTGGCAAGACTACTTGGCAACTGGTGGTGCAGGGAAAACAGGCGGCGGCGGAGGTGGAGATACTTCAAGTGCAGCTCAACTACCCTATACCCCTCCTACTAAGACATACGATATTGGTGGTAAACCAGTTACTTCTCTAGCAACACCAGAGGGAGCAGAACAAGCTATTAAAAGTATTTATGGTGACACCGACTACGGACAATATCAAGAACAATTTAATTTTGACCCCTCACAGTTTTTAAACCAAATAGAATCAGACGCTTCTTCACAAATGGCATTTTTAGACAAAAGCCAATCAGCACTAGACGAAGCCAAAGCAGCTTACCAAAAACTTATAGAAGCAGATTACGCCACTAATTTAAGTAAAGGACAAGGCGCAAAAGAATCTTCTTTGGCACAACTTGAGGCCAACAAAGTAAAGGCCCAACAACTAAGACAAGACGCATTAAATGCAGCCAAACAGCTTTATAACCAATTGCAAACAGGTTATCAACAAAGATTTGGTGGTGCCGGTAGTGCCAGTGACGCTTCACGAGCCATATTGGGACAAGAACAACAGCGACAAGGTGCCCAAATAAATAGAGACTATATGAACACAGTCAACCAAATCCAAGCCCAAAAGGCTGAAACTGAAAAGCAATACGCCCAAATGGTACAAGACTTAGACTATCAAAAGCAAAGAGCCCAATATGACGCCCTACAAACCTATCAGACTAATATGAGAGCAATAGACGCTGACAGGACACAGACTGAAATCGCCAAAAACCAAGCTAAAATGCAAGTCTTAATGCAACTTCGTGATAATCAAAATGCAGTAGCGGCAGCAGATAGGCAATACAGACAACAGCTAGATGCAATGAAAGCTCAAACACAAATGCAACTAGACGCTTCTTTACTTCAAATGCAACAACAAGCTAAACTAAACGCTAGTACAGGAGCAAGCGCAGTTGGTAACTTTGGACAAAATTACAGCACAGTATCTAGCAACTTAGGCCAAAACAACACAACTAGAACAGCACCAGTCTTGCCAAGTGTGGAATCGTCAGTAGGATTTACCTCGCCTTGGGGCTATGAAGACAAGGATAGACAACAGTCAGTCCTATACTAGGTTGTAAATAATAAGCCTTGTTCCTTAAACTAAGTTATGGCTATTAAAAACGACCTAATTCAAAGTACCATCCAAAAACTAAAGAATAAGTTTACAGATAATAGTGGTTGGTTTAGACAAGGACAATTCACCCCAATAAAGCAAGTACAGGATATTAGACAGCAACAAGCACAAATGCCTATAACTACCTTTGGGCCATTGGTAGTGCCCAACTTTCGCAATCAACAAGTCCAGGAGCAATTCAAACCACTAACACAACCTTTTAAGAATTTTGGCAATCAAGCCTTATTAGCAGGGCAAACGGCTTTATCAGTCCCATTACAAGCAGCAGGAATTAACTATGGCCCAAATCCTAACTTAATTAAAAAAGTTCAAGACTCAGGTATGTTATCCCAACAGGGCACAATAGGTGGTAGGGAATTGTGGAAAACCGGTGTAAACACCGCCGATGTAATGTTAAAAACCACAGGACTAGCTAACCCCGCCTTATTAACCAAATCAGCTATCACAGGTGGAGGGCTAAATACGGCAGTCAATGTTTATCAGAATTGGCGACAAGGCCAACCCATACTTCAAAACACTAATCAGGCTTTTCAACAAGGAATGGTGACAGGAATGGCCAATGCTGGTACCACACGGCTTACCAGTAGTTTAGTAGGACACTTGGCAAAAACTATCCCAGCACTTAAACCATTAACAGATACTGCCTTATCTAAAGCAGGGCCAGTAGCAACTGATACTTTTAAAACGGCAGTTACTAAGTGGTTGAATGTGGCCGGTAAAAAGTTGTTTAAGGGAGCGGTAATTGAAACCTTGGTAGAAACTCCAATATGGGCAACACTAACACAAGGGGATAAGGAAAAGTTTACTGACGCTATCCTAAGAGAAGCAGAACAGAATTTTAAAATGAATATAGCCTTTGCGGGGTTTGATTCAGTATTGGATGCAAGGGTGCTTGCACCAATAGTTAAAAAGTCACTAGATGACGCCGTCACAAGTTATTTTAAGAACGCTAGTTCACCAGAGAGTATTGCTAAACAGGGAGGATACATAGATATGCTTGGCATTATTAGAGATGGTACAGCTAGAACACGCGACTTTGATAATGCTAGAGATATTTTAGAAAGTAATGACCCAAAAATCACAGCAGAACAAAAGGTAGAAGCACAGAACACGATTGACCAATTAGGTAGACAAATGTTTAGTAAAAGAAAGTACAGAGAACTTACCACAGGAATAAATAAGGCACCAGAAAACCTCATAAGGGCGGTGGCAGATAAAATTGAAAGTGATATTAAAACAAACAAGGGATATGAAGACATACCTAATCTTGCGCTTAAAAGACAAATGGGGGTGATTAGAGTAGGAGAGGACGAAGCCTTTCCACAAGAGCCAAGACAACCTATAAAGACAATGGAAGGGGTTAGTACAAAGGCACTTCCCCAGACACAAGTTGCAAAACCAGTCCAGACAAGCATAAAACCACAGGCAAAACCAAAATTGAAAGTACAAACACCCAACCAACCGCCTTCAAAATTACCCCCCCAAGATATTGATAGTTCACAGGGTAATATACCACAGGAAAGGGGCTTTATTACAACAGCTAAAAAAGCACCTATTACGGCCAAGCCAGTTAAAGCAAAAATTGAAGGCACCTACACCCCTATTACTAATAAGGAAACAGTTGCCCAAGCCCAAAAGATAGTATCCAAAGATTATGATGGTGCCAAGACACGAGTTTATAACGAACCTTTAACAGCAGAAACTAATACTATCGCCCAAGAGTTGGTTAAAAAAGCCCAAAAAGAAGGTAGATTTGACGAAGCCATAGACATAATAGAAACTATGGCCAAAAAAGGAACTGAAAGTGGACAAGCCATACAAGCCTTTTCTATCTGGAATCGTCTAACACCTGAAGGAATGCTTAAGTTTGCTGAAAGGGAAATAAGAAAGTCCAATGAAAAGGCGGGTACCCTAACTAAGATATTTAAAAAAGGTGATAACAAATTATCCAAAGATACAGCTAAGTTTATAAGTGAGCAAATGGCTAAAGCCCAAAAGATGGCAGACGGTGCCCAAAAGGATGCTTTGATTAAGGGTGTATTACAAAAAATAAATGACGAGATACCAATAGGGGCTTCAGAGTTATTTGATGCATATAGATATCAAAACTTACTATCTAGCCCTCGTACCCAAATGCGCAATGCTTACCAAAACGCATATCAGGCTTTAGTAAACAAACCGGCTACTATGGCAGCAGAAGCAGGAGTAGATTGGATAAATTCAGCCCTTAGGGGAAAGGATAGAACTACTTATTTAAAAGATATCCCCACTTACTACAAGGGGTTGTGGAATTCACGAGTGGATGCAGTAAATGGCTTTATGGAGGTATGGAAAGGTAAACAAGACTTTACCAACCTTGATATAAAAGACTTGCGAAACAGGAATTTACCTAAAGGCTTAACAGTGGTTAGTAGAGCAATGGAGGGAGCAGATAAATACTTTCAAGCCTTAATAGGTGGTGGAGAGTATGCAGTGGCTAAAAAACAAGGCTTATCAGATGTAGACGCTAAAGCAAGGGCGCAAAAAGCAGCCGACTATTACTTACTAAGGAATGTACCAGATCCTAAGAACAAAACAGGACAAGGAGCAGTGTTAACAGCTATAGACAATGCTACCGTTGGAGTATCAGAGTTGGGTAGACGAATACCGGCGCTAAGATGGTTTGTACCATTTGTTAGGACACCAATGAACGCAGCCAAACAGTGGATTGAGTATAGTCCAGTGGGGATATTAACAAGTATTGGTGCCACAAACAAAAAGCAACAATTAGCTAAAGCAATGATAGGCTCAGCAGTAGTGGGCATGGGAGCTAACCTAGCCTTACAGGATAGGACAACTTGGAGTGCACCAACAGACAAAAAAGAAAAAGAATTGTTTTATGCTTCAGGCAAAAAACCATATTCGGTTAGAATTGGTGACAAATGGGTGCCAATGATTTATCTAGGCCCACAAGCACTTGCACTTGCTATTCCAGCAGCCTTTAAACAATATCAAGAAGATAGCAGGACAGCCTTAACTGATACACAAATAGAAAAAATGGCACAGGCAACCACTTCTTTATTGGGATTTTTTAGCGAACAAACATTTTTATCAGGTTTGGGAAATTTTGTTAGAGCCATATCAGGGGACGCAGACTATACATACGCCGGAACATTAGCAGGAGCGGCAGGACAGGTTATTCCACTAAGCTCATTGACACGTTATGTGGCTACTATAATTGACCCAGTATTTAGAAAAACAGGTGGCAAAACGATGACACAACAGTTTACTAATAGAATAAAGTCACAAATACCATTTGCTACCAAAACACTTGAACCCTATACCCTACCAACAGGCGAATTATCTAAAAGGAATATTACAGACTACGCCCTACCTTACACAATAGGCCAAGAGGAGGCAGAATACACACCACTTTTAAAGCAACGACAACAACAACTACAACAAAATGCCATTATTAACAAAGAAAAAGCAGAAGTGGAAACTTCAGGTAAGGGGACTCAAGTAGGCAATACTATTGTTTATAAAAATGAAAATGGCAATGCAGCCATCCTAGACTTAACTAAATACGATAATATCGCCAGTTTACCCACCACTAATAGATATGAGTCAGCTATCAAAGAGTCTAAACAGTTTTCAGCAGCTTCAACCATTATGGACAACGATGGTTTAACACAAGAGCAAAAAGATACCGCTTTAGATAGGCTTGGTGTGGACAAAGATAAAGCTAAGTATTATGCAATAGCCAATGACGAAACTAACCTCAAAACCTTATATGTACTAGACTCCCTACAAAAGGCAACTAGTCAAGAGGATGTATTTAAAACATTGGTATCACAACGCCTACAAGTAAATGGCAAGATGATAGCAACCAATACAGTATTAGATAACTTGGTAGATGAGGGCATAATAAGCAAAGCACAGGCAACAGAACTTAAAAAGTACAAGTACGAGGATGGGGTGGTTAAACCTATTAAAAAAACAGCACCCAAAGCTAGAAAAGTTGCAATTAAAAAAGTTACAGTTAGCAGGCCAAGTGTGCCTAAAGTTAAACTTAAAAGAGCCATAAGTAAGATAAAAACCAAACAATATACCAAACCTAAATTCAGGGCGTTAAAGCCAATAGATGTTAAACGTCTTGCAATTAAGAGGGCTTAATAATTAAACTTAAACTATGAGTTTATACTATCCAACAGAAACAAATGCAGTTCAAAAAACACTAGACGCTGCACTTTTAGCAGGTGCTACTACAGCAGTCACACTTAACAATGTAACCAACATCCAAAACAAACCAGGCGTATTCGTGGTTGATAGGGTGGACGCCAATGGTACAGCCACTCCAAGTAAAAGGGAATATATAGCTTATACAGCAGTAAGTGGCTCAACCTTAACAGGTTTAACACGAAATGCAGATGGTAGTGGTTCAGATCAAGACCACAGCGTAGGAGCAATTGTAGAGTTTGTTAGTGATGTTTTACAACAACAGAAGATTATAAACATATTAGATGGTACAGATAGTGGGGCGATATTGACAACTCCCGTTATTGTCAATCTAGTTGGTAATGATGGTTGGATTAAGGCGACCGACACTTGGACGTACGCCTCTGCCACTACTTTCACCATTGCGGGGGTAGATAGAACAGCAATGTTTCCTAAAGGGACAAAAATAAAACTAACTCAAACCACAACCAAATACTTCTATGTAGTGGGTAGTGCCTTCTCTACAAACACAACCATCACTATTACTGGTGGTACAGATTATACCTTAGCCAACGCCGCTATTACTTCTCCGTATTATTCTTATGCAAGTTGTCCACAGGGACATCCAATCTGGTTCAATTTTGCGTTTACACCAGTGTGGAACGCCTCTGCTGTTCCGACGGGAACGCCGTCCACTCTTGATAATAAACTAATGATTAGTGGCTCGTCGTGTACGGTAGATGTTTATCATGATGGATATGCTGCTGGAACAGGCGTTACAGCATTTAGCTTTACACTTCCTGTTGTTCCTTTGTTTTCTGGTTCGGCCAGTGGGGCGATAACAGCCGGTCCGTCGTTAAATACTTGTTATTCTAATCACACCACGACTATAGGTCGGGTCTATTGTTCTTCTGTAGCCGCTACCAGAGTTAGTTTTGGAGCAACTTATGCTTTTTAGTTATGGTTATGACCTTAAAAAAAACAAAATTATCATTTCAAACTCTCATCGATGTCATTAAAGCCGTCAAAGATTACGCCATACCTTTGGCGGGTATTGTTTTTGCTATTCTTAATATTTACCTTGCTAACAAGCTTAATCCTGTACTTACAAGCATTGAAAATATTGTCTATAGAGTGGACGCCGTAGAAGAAAAAGTAAATAGTTTTGATACTAAATTTGTTGAATTAAAACAAGACCAAATAGAAATCAAGAAAGAGATTTATGATGAGCTTAAATATTTAAGAGGTAGAGTTGATAATATCTACCAGATAGTTAGATAATTATGAAAAAAATATGTTTGCAACCAGGGCATTTTAATAAACCAGGAGGAGGCGCTCCAGAGGAACAGGCCAATAATAAGAGAATTGCTGACAGATTGTCAGCTATGTTAAGAGAAAGGGGCTTTGAGGTTTATCAGACTGACTATTGGGCTTATAACGACCCCGTGGTTAAGAGTACGGACTGGGATTTATTTTTGTCACTTCATTGTGATATGGATTATCCTAATGATAATGGTAGTGGATTTGCAGATTATCCAGAACCATCAACTGATAGTGCTACTAAAGAAAGTCAAAGGATATGTAAAGTTATTAACGAAGTCTATTTTCCTGAGGTTAAAATCAATTATGTTAATCGCTCAAATGCTAATACCCGTTACTACTATATGTGGAAGCATTTAACCGCCCCTACCCCCTGTGTCCTAATAGAAATGGGACAGAGTATAGACCCCCATGACAAGGTTTTATTAGCCAATACCACACTGATAGCCTCAGCCCTAACTAGGGCTATTTGTAAAGCCTTTAATGTAGCCTATGACATAGATTTGCAACCAACAGAGGTTGATAAATTAAAGAAACAAATAGTTGATTTAAAGGCAGAAATCAAAACACTATCAGATAGTGTCAAAGACCTAGAAGAACAAAACAGATTAATGGCTTCTGAAATAGGTCAAAAGAACCTAAAGATAACCGAACTAGAGAATATAATAGCGGGTTATCAGACCGCACCTCCGAGTGCTAATGACCTTACCAGTTGGGAACTACTAAAGTTATTAATTTCAAAACTAAAATGGAAAAAATAAAAGCCATATTGAGTGACAAGATAACCAAGACCGCACTATGGATTGGAGTATCAGCTGGACTGATGGCGATAGTAACCTATCTCCTGAATGTCCCTGAACTACTTCCTTACTACGGCATACTTAACTTTGTCTTATATGCTCTAAAAGAAGTAAACGATAGGCGAAAAGTCTAAAATAAAAGACTCGCAGAGGTCGCTCAGTCGTGCTTACTGTCGTATCTTGCGGGTCTTTACGTAAATAATACACTAAAAGTTATAAATTAGCAAATATGCCATCAAAGTGCTAAGTGGGAAAAAAAGATAGGTATCACGAGAATAGAACCCGTTGCTTTGAAATATACGGGATAGAACCTAGCGATAGGCGATACTCGTGCCACCACATAATCCAGAGAAGCGATTACAAAAGAAACCCTAGATTTTGGGATAGTTTAGAACCTAATGGTAGATTTGATATTGATAGTGTTTGTAACTTGTGTCCTCTTTTAAAGACTGACCACGAAGAATTACACAGGAAAATAAATAGTCTAACCCCATTACCAATTAAAAGGAGGAGAAATGGCAAAAGAAAGAGATAAAGGGATTTTTATAAACCCTAGAGAATTTAGAAGTGAAAGTCAGATAAAACTAGACTTAATAAGAAGGGGTGAGTTGCCTACTTTGACCAGAGGTGAGCCAGTCTTACTCCCCAGACCCTTAGCAGACCATTTACAAACTATGGAGCAAAGAGGTAAAGAAGTTAGGGATTCAGAGTCCCCTAGACATATTGAAGTAACTTTACCCAGAGATTCAACCATTGTAATGATAGGTGACCAGCACATAGGTAATGCACATACAGACCACAAAAGAATATTGGCAGAAGTTGAAGCGATTAAAAATTCCCCAGATACTTATGTTATCTTTTTAGGTGATAGTGTGGATGGGATATTTTGGGGTGGTGAATCTGGTGGTGAACAGGTAGGCAGTTTGGATGAACAGACTAGAACTAGAAGGGCTATGTTTAGAGAACTTAAAGGACGAGTAATAGCTGGATTTGGTGGTGAACACGATTCAAAGTGGACAGCCAAAAGTGGACCAGACGCTATGGATGACTTTAGTGAACTTACCAATGCACCTTACATACATGGCACGGGTGAGATAGTCTTAAATGTCGGCAAACAGACATACAATATTATTGCGGCTCACAAACTAAGAGGTTCATCAATTTATAATAACAATCATCCCCAATTTAGAGCTGATAGAGAGATTGCAGGAGCTGATATTATCGTGTCAGGTCATACACATAGGAAGGCAGTTACACAACAGCCTTCTAGGCGATTTGGTAAAGCCCAGCTAGTCACTCACATATCAGTTGGAAGTTATAAAAGACAGGACAGGTATGCACAAAGAGAGGGATATCCAGAACAGCAACCAGAACAGATGTATGGTGTAGCTATCAGGGTATATGCCAAAGAAAAGAGAGTTGATGTAGATCCAGATATAATAAATGGTATTATGAAGTGGAATAGATAAGTTATACTGAAAAATGAGATTATTAAGCCTATTTAGTGGAATTGGTGGATTTGATTTAGCTTTTGAAGAGATATTTGGCAAAAACCACGAAGTTTATTATTCAGAAATTGACAAGTATGCTATACAGGTTTATCAAAAACATTTTCCTAACGCCATACCGCTTGGAGATATTACTCAAATAGCTATAGACAAATTGCCTAAATTTGACTGGATTGTAGGCGGTAGTCCTTGCCAAGATTTAAGTATTGCCAAAAAAGATAGACAAGGATTGGATGGTAGCAGAAGTGGTTTGTTTTGGAAGTTTGCAGAGATTATTAAAAAGAATAAACCAAAGTATTTTATCCTTGAGAATGTAAACTCAATGCCAAAGGAGGCTAAGCAAGTTA